TTAAACTTTGGTATAATATGGGAATGTACAGATATGAGAATGTTCAAAAAGGAAGATTAAGAGAGTTTCATCAAGTGGGTGTAGAGGTAATTGGTTCTGGTAGTTATTTAGCAGATGTAGATGTTATCTTAGTTGGAAACCAAATTTTTAAAACTTTAAATATTCCTAATATAAAATTAAATATAAATAGTATTGGATGTCCAAAATGTAGAGGAGAATACCAAAAAGTATTAAAAGAGTTTATTGGAAAGAATTTAGATAAGTATTGTGATACATGTAAAACTAGATTTGAAAAAAATCCGCTTAGAATTTTAGATTGCAAAGAAAAGAAATGTAAAGAATTAAATGTTAAGAGTTAAATAAGGGAGCTCCAAAAATGCTTGATTATTTGTGTGAAGAATGTAAAGAGCATTTTGAAAATGTAAAATTTATGTTAAAAAATGCTAATATAAATTTTGAAATTGATAGCTCTATTGTTAGAGGTTTGGATTATTACACAAAAACTGTTTTTGAATTTATAGATGAAAAAACTGGACTTACAGCTTTAGGTGGTGGAAGATATGATGGTTTGGTTGAAGAATTTGGGGGGCAACCAACTCCTGCAGTGGGATTTGCAACAGGATTAGAAAGAGTAATGGAAATGTATACTGCAAATAATGAAATAAAAGATGATGGATAGTCAAAACTATTCTTTTTTGTTGTCTCCTAAAATGGTTGATTTGTTAAAAAGTAATAATCCAGTTGATATTTTAGAAGGAACAACAAGTGCTGGAAAAACAACAATTGCTATTCCAAAATTTATGTTTGAAGTAGCAAATTCTGATATGAAGTATCATGTTCTTGGCGGATTAGATACAGGTACCGTTGAAAAGAACTTGATTAATTCCGAAATGGGAATACTTACAGTTTTTAAGGAATTAGTTGAATACAATGGAAATGATACAAGCAAAATTAAAATACCACATATAACATATAAAACTCCAAAAGGTGAAAAAATAATTTATGTTGTAGGTTATGATAATAAAAAAAGATGGCAAAAAGTATTAGGATCACAAAGTGGTTGTATTTATCTAGACGAAATTAATACTGCCGATATTGAGTTTGTAAGAGAAATATGGCATAGAGCTAGATATAGACTAGCCACATTAAATCCAGATGATAACAATATGCCCATTTATAAAGAATTTATTAATAGGTCTAGAACTAATCATAAATGGATTAATGATTGTCCTGTTGAAATACAAGAGCAATTAATAGAGCCAGAACCAATAGGAGAAAAATGGGTACATTGGTTCTTTAATATGAACGATAACTTAAGTCTTACTGATGAAGATAAACAAAGAAAGATAGATGCTGTTCCAATTGGAACCAAGATGCATAAAAATAAAATACAAGGTTTAAGAGGAAGAGCTACTGGCTTAATCTTTAATATAATAAAAGAAAATAAGATTTTAGAAAAGCAAATTCTAGAAAAGTTAAATAAGAAAGAAATTAAGTTTATTTATTTTTCAGCTGGCTGTGATACATCATATTCTAAAAAAACACATGATAAGTTAACATTTGAGTTTATCGGAATTACTTTAGATAAAAAGATAATCTTACTAGAAGAAGAAACTTACAATAATAAAAATGTTGAAAATCCATTTGCACCAAGTGATGTTATTCCTATGTATTATAATTTTTTAGAAAAATGTAAGTTGAAATGGGGATTTGCAAGAGTAGCATACATAGATTCGGCTGATCAAGGAACTATTCAAGAAGCACAAAAGTTCAAAAGAGCTACTGGTTGTATATATGACTTTGTTGGTGCATGGAAAAAAACAACTAATATTGTAAGAATACAATTACAACAATCTTGGATGAAAACTAAAGATTTTTTAATTTGTGAGGATAATTGTGAAGATTACCTTTGTGAAATGGATACTTATTCTTATGATGATAAAGGTCAGCCAGAAGACGGAAATGACCATAGTATACAAGGTTGCCAATATGCTTGGTTACCATTTAAAGATAAAATCGGAGATTGGGAGCTAATAAAGAAATTAATCAAAGGAGCTGATGATTAGGGAAAAGAAAGGGTGGTTCAAAAATATGATAAAAAATTGGTTAGACATTCAACCAGCTGATGATACTACAATAAAAATAAAAGAACCATATACGTTTGAAGCTAATATAGTAAAAAATTTGATTTGGTATAGAGGAGATGCTAGTGAATTACATCAGTTTTATACTCAAAAACAAGATAATATGGGTAATAATAGTTTTTGGGCTGCTAAGCCAAGTAAAGGATTAAAGATTAGAAAAATTCACACTGGGTTACCTAATTTAATTGTTAGAACTCTTACTAAGGTAGTAGTTACTACTTTTAATGGAGTAAATATTGTTACAGATAAAAAAGATGCACAAGGTAATCTTATCAAAAGTGATCATCAAAAAATATGGGAAGCCATTGCTAAAGATAATGATTTTAAGAAGGTCTTAAAAGACAGCATAAACAAAACATTATATTTAGGTGATGGTGCATTTAAAATAAGTTATGACACCGATATATCAAAATTTCCTATTATAGAGTTCTTTGGTTCTGATAAAGTTGACTTTGTTAGACAAAGAGGTAGAATAATAGAAATTGTTTTTAAAAGTGAGAAGACATATAAAAATAAAAAGTATATTTTAAAGGATCATTACACAATGGATGGTGTTACATACTCTCTAGAGGATTTGGATGGTAAAGAAATCTCTATGGATGCCTTTGAGGAAACTAGATTATTGAAGGAAAAAGAAGTTCAAAATCCTAAAGGTTTAAAAATGTTGATGGCAATACCTTTAATGATAGAAGAGTCTCCTAGGTATGAAGGTAGAGGAAAAAGTATATTTGAGGGTAAGGAAGGTGCGTTTGATTCTTTTGATGAAGTTTGGAGTCAATGGATAGAAGCTGTAAGAAAAGGAAGAATGAACAAATACATTCCAGAATCTTTAATTCCACGTGATCCTGATACAGGAGAATTAATGAAACCTAATTCTTTTGATAATGAATTTATTGCTATAGAAAAAGGAACAGGTGAAAATGATAAAAATGAAATTAAAGCTACTCAAGGAGAAATACCATCAGAACAATTATTAAGTGCATATATTACAGCACTTGATTTATGTTTACAGGGTTTAATTAGCCCGTCTACATTAGGAATAGATGCTAAAAAATTAGATAATGCTGAAGCTCAAAGAGAAAAAGAAAAAACAACACTTTATACACGAGATGATATAGTTGATATTTTTCAAGAAAAAATAAAAGACTTAGCTAATGTGGTACTTAAAGTATATGACATAGCACAAATTACGATTAATGAAGATGAGACTATTCAAATTGAAGATTATGATGTTAGTGTTGATTTTGGGGAATATGCCAATCCTTCATTTGAAGCACAAGTAGAAACAATAGGTAAAGCATCTACCACTCATGTTATGAGTATTGAAGCACAAGTTGAAGAGTTGTGGGGAGATACCAAAGATTCTAAATGGAAAGAGGAAGAGGTTAAACGAATAAAAGAAGAAAAAGGTATAGTTGAAATGACTATTCCAAGTGTTAATCAAGATATCGACTCTTCGAGTATGGATGAAGATTTAGATGAATAATTATGATATTGGAAAACTTCATCAGGAAATGGAAATTTATCTAATTCAATCAATGAAAAGAAATCTATCCAGACACCTAAAAGAAGAATCAGAATATGGTTTTAATTGGCCACAATGGCAAGCTGAAAAATTAAAAGAGTTAAAAAAATATCAAAGAGAAAATACATCAATCGTTGAAAAAACACAAAATAAAATTACTAAAGAAGTCTCTAAGCAATTGAAAGAGCAATTTATAGAAGGCTCAAAATCATCACAAAAGCAATTTAAGAATGCTATAAAAAAAGGCTATAGACCAAACAAAAAGGTAAGTAATAGTTTTTTTAAAATAAATGATAGAAAAGCTAATAGTCTAATTAAGAGTGTTAATAACGATTTAAAAACAGCTAACATTGCAGCATTGAGAATGATAAATGACGAATATAGAGAAGTGATTTATAAAGCTGCTACTTTTGCAGTTAATGGAGTTATGACAGAAAAACAAGCTATAGATATGGCTACTAAAGATTTTTTATCACGAGGAATCAATTGCATTGAATATTCCAATGGTGTAAGGGTAAATATTGCTAGTTATTCTAAAATGGCAGTGAGAACAGCTAATCAAAGAGCTCAATTAATGGGTGAAGGTGAATTTAGAAAAAAAGTTGGCAATCCATTAGTCAAAATTTCAAAACATGGAACTGCGTGTAAATTATGCCAAGCTTGGGAAAGCAAAGTTTTAATAGATGATGTTTATTCTGGTGGCTCTTCTAAAGATGGTAACTATCCATTATTAAGTGAAGCAATGAATAAAGGATTATACCATCCAAATTGCAGACATGGATTAGGAACATATTATCCTGAATTAGATGACATAGAGTTTGATGAACATGGACCAACTGAGGAAACAATAAAAAGATATCAAGAAGACATTAATTATTGTAATCTTCAAATACAAAAATATAGAAGATTAGAGGCTGGATCTTTAGATGAAGAAAATATCAAATACTATCATAATAAAAAACATAAATGGAAAGAGAGAAAACCTGTTGACTTCATTGATAAAAAAGATAATAAACTTATTAATCTAAAATTAAACGAATACGAGGGAAGAATAGTAAGTGAAAGAAAAGAGAATGCTTATATAATTTCTGCCAATGGAGAAGTATTTAAAATAACAGGAAACGAATATATGATTCAGATTCCTAATTGGGTAAATACTAAAAATGCAATTATTACACACAATCATCCTATTAATCAAACACATTTCTCTTTTAGTCTAGATGATATAAAATTGTTTTTAAATGGCAAATTAAAAGAGCTAAGAGGAATTGATGAAAAATATCAATATACGATAACAAGAACCTCAAAAACAAAATATACTAATTTAGATATGATTGAAGAAAAATTTAATCACGATTATCGTTTAGAGGCACTTGAATTATCATTCTTAAAAAAAATAGATATTGATGAAGACGAATATCACTATATTGTAAATAAGTTGAGTAAAGAGTATAATTTTATTTATAAGAGGGTGAAAAGATGAGTTATGAAGAAGAATGTAGCAAACTTTTAGAGAGCCATAAAAAAGAATGGGAATCTATTCTAGAAAAGTATAAGGATGCAGACAAAAAATATTATGAAGAAAATTATAGAACACTTGATGGAAAGTCACCATCTCATAACGAATTAGAAAAATGCAGGAAACAATTTAATAGTGATTTTAAAAAAATAATAGAAAAATATGACATTCAAAAATGAATGTTTTATTTTGTGCTACTTTATAGGTAGTGTACTGATGATATATCTATACCACGAGGGTGTGGACTTTGGTTAGGTGTGGTACGAGTGTAGTGAACTAACCCGCTATACTTATATATCATTAGTACAGTGCTTATAAATAGCACGAAGAAAGAGAATAGGTTATGAGGCTATTCTTTTTGTTTGCCTGAGTTCTAATAACAGGGATTGTGGATGTCCTTATCCACAGAAGAGAAAAAGGAGGAAAAATAATGAATTTTGAAGAAAAGTTCAAAAATAGGTTATCACTTGATATTCAAAAATTTGCAGAGACAAAAGAAGACAATTCTGATGATGCAGATAAAACTGAGGAAAAAGATGATAACAAAGAATCTGATAATTCTAACAAAAAGGAAAATAAGCCTGAGGAAAAAAAATCAGATAAAACTTATACTGATGATGAAGTAAATTCTATCAGTAAAAAAAATGTCGATAAGGCAACAAAAAAGCTAATGAAAGATTTAGGAATTGAGGATGTTGAAGAGGCTAAAACTATTATTGCTAATGCTCGAGCTGAAAAAGAAAAGAATAAGAGTGCAGAAGATAAAGCTAATGATTTGACAAAAGCTTTGTCAGACAAAGACAACGAGATTTCTAAAGCTAAGAATCAATTAGTAGCAGCTTTATTAGAAAATCGTTTAATGAAACAAGGAGTAAATTCTAGTAAAATTTCTAGAGCAGTAAAAATGATTAATGCTTCAAGTGTATTAAATGATGATGGTGAAGTAGATAGTGACTTGGTTAATACTGAAATTGAGAATCTATTGAAAGAATTCCCCGAATTCAAATCTAAGACAGATTCGGATGATAAAAATAAAGGTTTTAAGTTTGGATCTGATGGAAAAGATGATAAGGGAAAATCAAAACAAGAGGAACCAACACAATCTAAAAGATGGAACAGATTTAGATAAAAATAAGAAAGAAGGTAATATTAAGGAATTATGCAGAACAATGGTCTCCAGAATTACTAGAGATTTTAATGCAAGAAACATTATCTAGTCCATTTATTACAACAAATGTAAGATGGCTAGATGCAAAAACTTTTCATTTTACTCAAATGAGTACAAGTGGTTATAAATCACATAGTCGTAAAGGTGGATGGAACAGAGGAGATTACATTCAAAAGGATGTACCATACACATTAACGTTTGACAGAGATATAGAGTTCTTAGTAGATAAAGCAGATGTTGATGAAACTAATGAAACTGCTTCTATTGAAAACGTATCAAAGACGTTTGAACAAACTCAATCAGCTCCAGAAACTGATGCTTATTTCTTCTCAAAAGTTGCTAATACAGCAATTAAGTTAGATGGATATCATAGCTCAACAGCTGAATCAGCATATACTAAAGATAACGTATTTAGTAAATTAAAAGGTTTTATCAATGCTGGTAAGCTAAGGAGATATAAAGCTAAAGGTGCTTTGCTAATGTATGTTCGTTCGTATATTATGGACCTATTAGAAGAATCAAAAGAATTTACTAGAAAAATCGAAATGACAACTATTAATGATAATGGTTTGTCAATTCAAACTCGTGTTACTGACATTGATGGTGTATATATTTTTGAAGTTATTGATGATGAAAGATTCTATGATAAATTTGATTTTACAGATGGTTTTATGCCAGTTGGTAAAGTAACTGCTGATGCTGAAAAAGGAGTCGAAGCAGTAACAGGATCTAAGAAAATAAACGTTCTATTAGCTACACCAATGACTACAAAAATTGTACCTAAAATTTCTAGTATTTACTATTTTGCACCAGGTACTCATACTGAAGGAGATGGATATCTATATCAAAATAGAAAATACATGGATGTATTTACATTCCCAAATGGTAAAGATGGAAAAATTGATTCTGTTTATGTTGATTTAGATACTGCAGAATATGTTGAACCAACTGAGTAAAATGGAGGATAAAATTATGGTAAGAATATATAAAGAAAACCAATTTTTATCTGTTAACGAATCTGAAGTTCAATATTATAAGGAACTAGGATATAAGATAGTAGGAGAAAAAGAAACTTCTAAAAAAGGAGTTTCTTCTGCTGCTTATAATAAGTTAATGGAAGAGAAAAATAGTTTAGAAAAAGATTTGATTGAGGCTAAAGGTACAATTAATACTAAAGAACAAGAAATAACTGCTCTACAAGCTGAAAAAGATGCTTTGGTACAAGCTAATCAAATATTAGATGGAGATAAAAAGCAACTAGAAAACGATTTAGAATCGACCAACAAAAAAATTTCTGAATTAGAAAAAAACTCTAAAGGTGATAAATAGTTATGGCAAGATTTAAAAATAAAAAAGGTGGAGTTTGTGAGGTTTATTCATTAGATAATATTGAAAAACTTAGGAAAGATAAAAACTATGTTGAGATTAATGAAAAACAACCTCAAATAAAGACAAAAACATCTAGCACAGCAAGTATTAATAATCCAGAAAAAACAGATCAAGAAAGTGATAAATAATCACAGAAAGAGGTGATTATATGCAATCATATGCTGATATAGATTATTATTTATCAGAATTTATTGGAGAAAAGAAAATTTCTGATGCCAATGATTTAAATGAAAAATTAATATTAGCAAGCCAAAAAATTGATGAAATTACTTATAATAGAATAGTTGGCAAAGGATTTGAAAATTTAACTAAGTTTCAACAACAAAAAATAAAAGATGCAGTTTGCTATCAAGCAAATTATATTTCAGAAAATGGCATAGAAAATGAAGATATCACATCTTATAGTGTTTTAGATATTAATATATCAATAGGCAAAAAAGAAAATATAGCTGCTAGCTTAAATGTTTCTGAAATTGCCTATAATTATATTAAACAAACAGGACTATCTAACAGTATATTGTGATAACTAATGTAAGAAAGTTGCCATTTCCTGATTTTTTGTTGAAAACTGATTGTAAGATAGAAATTAATAGTAATGGAATAACCTCGGATGGTGAACTCAACAAACCAGTAATTTTTGAAGGAAAGTGTATTTTTAGTGAAAAAACTAAAATTATATATACCCAAGATGCTCAAAAAATTAGTCTTATAGGCAAGATAATTGTTAAGGGAGATATAGCCCCTTCAATAGAGAAAATAGCTTCTGGTAAAGTATATATTGGACACTTAGATTCTAATAAAAATTTTGTGGAAAATAAGAAACTTGAAATTTATGCTAGTAGTAGGCCAAGAAATCCTGATGGAACTGTTCATCATACTACTTTAGAGGTGATGTGATGAGAGTGACATCAAAAGTAAATAAGACTAACTTAAAAATAATGAATGTTCTTATGCAAAGAAGCCTTATTAAATCTGTTGATGCTTTAAAGACAGATGTAATACAATCACAAGTAATGCCATTTGATACAGGAAATATGCAGAATGATAGTATGGATAAAGATGATAAAAACGTAAAAAAAGGATATGTGAGATTAGTTGTAGATACTCCCTATACAAGAAGATTATATTTTCATCCAGAATACAATTTTCAAACTACCAAGAATCCTAATGCACGAGGTTTATGGTTTGAACCTTGGATTAATGGAAATAAAAAGTTGTTTGTAAATATGGCGTTTGCTAGATTTTTAAAAGGAGAATTAGAAAAATATGACTCTAAAAGAAATTAGAGAATGGTTCATAAGGAATTATGATACTAGTATATTTGAACAAGTTAGTAGTGGAAGAATAGATAAAAATTTAAGTAGGACACTATGTTTTTATAATTCAAAAAATAGAATGCATAGTTATATTAATAAATTAAACCTATCTACTTACACTATAAAACCTATTACTATTTTGCTTAGATATGGAAATAATCAAAATGATGCTGAAGTAATAATAAGTAATTTATACAATTTTTTTGATAAAAAAGTGGATACAATCAATAAAAGGAAATGTAAATTTATTCATATTTATGAAAATCCTATTGATCTAGGATATGATGAAAGTGGAATTATAGAATTTTCTTTAGAAATTGATTTGTATATAGAAAAGGAGGAAAGACAAGGAACGGAGTAATTCCCACATATGGATTAGAATTCAAAATTGGAACTAAAGGAAAAGAGAGTGTTGCCTCTGATAAGGTAACAATCAAGGACGTGGAGGGATTAACACCAACTATTGATGGTGGTGTTGAAGAATGGAATCCAATGGACACACATGGTTGGGTTCGCAGACTACTTACTAGTAAATCATTTAGTATAGCATTTACTGGCAAAAGAAATTATGGTGATCCAGGTAATGATTATGTTGCAGGATTATCTTTTAAAAACGGACAAAATGTAAATACAATATTTGAAATTGAATTTCCTAATAAGGATGTTTTGTCTTTTAATTGTGTTGTAAATGTTACAACTCCATTTGGAGGAGATTCTACAGCACCAAATAGCTTAGAATTTGAAGTACTATCAGACGGAGAACCAGTTTACACAGAAGCAACTGAAAATTCATAATGTAGGGGGAGATTTTTGTCTCCCTTATTTTTTTAATTATTTTAAATAGGAAAGAGGTTATATTTATTATGGGAAAAATTTATACTACGGATGGAAAAATTTTAACAGGAGACGGATTTCCACAAATTCAAATAAAAGACAAATTATATGTAGTGGATGATAGAAAATCAACATATGATAAAATTCAAAAAGTTTTAAAAGAAAGTAAGACTAATCCAGTGGAGGATAAGGATTATGATATGGAGATTTTTAAATTAGCTTTAGGAAAAGAAGGGGCTAAGGAAATTGAAAAACTTGATTTAAAAGTCAAAGAGTTTAATGAACTTACCATTTATATCATGGCAGCAATTCAAGGTGAAGAATATGAAACCATTAAAGAGGCAATGGGAAAAAACTAGTAGCCCAGAAGGAGTTGTGGTATGATCCAAAACTAGATCGAGACTTGATTGAATCTAGTTTTGCTAAACAGTATGGAATAAGACTATCTGTTGAAGAT